CGTCGTTAAATGTATCACGAGACCAGTCCTCAAATTTTTGACGCAAGTTATTCTTAGAATCATTGTAAAACTTTAATGTGTAGGAATCACTATTGGGGTAAAAAGCTAATCCAGGTAAGTTAAAATTTAACCCCATAAACTTTGCATTGACATTAGAAATTGATCTAGCAGGCAAGGATGCTGCTCTTGCATATACGAGATCGTTTTCATCAAATGTAGTTGTAGTTCCGCCTGGTGTAATGCTTAATACACGAAACTGTATATCGCGTTGAAAGTCTCTCGCTGACGCTACTCTGTAAAAATCAGCAATTAGTTGTTTTACGTCGGCCATAAAATTATTTATTCCCTCTCATTGTTATGCTAACAATTCTTGGAAATTTTGTCCTGTACGAGTCGCGTAGAAGCTTACTAGGATAAACTCAGCAGCACGTACCGGCTTGAGATAGATATCTACCTTCATTTCATTTTGATCTATTACATCAGGTGTATTATTACGTTCATCGCAAATAATGAGGTAATCATAAAGTCCTTCTGTATTCTTAGCATTCTCAAAGATAGGTGTAAGAACATTTACAACTTGTGTTCTCGTAAAGAGTGTATTAGGTTCAAATACGAAATACTTTACTGTATCACGTGTTGCAATTTCGAGATTTAAGAATAGTCTACGTACATTAATACGATCAAATGCACTTGGCTTTTTCAATAGTGTCTTTTGACCAAAGATAACAAAGCCTTCAACAGGGAAGAACGGTACAGGGTTTAAACCGATCTTATAAAGCTGATCGCGTTGCTTTTGCTTAGGGTACACGCCTAAGTCGTTTACACCGAGTAGAACACCGCGTGTAAATCCAGCGGGTGCAAACCAAGGCTGGAAGTTTGCATCAGTATTGCCCATGGCAGCTGTTGCAAATCCGGAGAAAGGAACCCAGATTTGACGATTACTAGAAGGATCTAAAACCTGCGCTGCTGTAGCGTATGTACAAGCATAGCTAGAATCTAGTAATTCAAACTGATGTCTTAATGGCCAGTAAATATGCTGACTGAAGTTAGTAGCTACGTAGCCTGGAGCACGAGGATCTGGATCAATACCAGCATTAGGGCTCCATAGCTTCTTGGTATTAACTATCTTACTATTCTCTCCCTGAACAAAGATATGTCTCAACGCATCAAGAATAACTAAGAAGTCTTTTCTCTGGTTCTGCGAAGCATTTACTAGTATACTAGCTACTGCATTGTAGTTTGCGCGAATTCTAAGACCTTCATCCGACATTAGCTCATTAGTTGTAGTGTAAAAACTACTCAACGTAGTTACTGGCGTGGTATCGATATAAGGACCGCAAGCAGAAAGAGGTGTATTAGTCTTATAAGCCTCTTCGGTAACGCTCACATAGATTGTTCCTAGACCAGCTTCAGGTACAATATTAATCGGATATAAATCCGGATTTTCAACGAGCTCAAATACACGTTCTAGCTTTTGCGGTAAATTGCCAATACTCTTATTTGATACCACAGTATCGGTATATACACCTAGTGCGTAGATTTTATTTGATTCTAGTGATGTTGTAGCAAGATCTTTTAACGCAGCGCCAGTATCAATAGCAGAAGCAATACCCATTCTCGTGACAAATGTTGAATGTGTGTCATAAGCACCGGGAACTGCAAGAGGTGTTAAACCGGCTTTGGATAGAGTTCGAACTACTTTTGTGGGTATACCATCATTTCCAAGCCAAGTATTTTTATTCTGGTTAGATATGTAAGGATTGACAAGAACTGCGATATTAGGTGAACTTTTTGCAACATTACCCAAGAAGAAGCTTGTAGCTGGTCCGCCGTTAGGTGATGCTAGTTGTCTGTTGTAATCTAGAGACCCTACATATTTCTCACTCAATACATAATCGAGTGAAATAACATCTGGTGAAAATACGCTTTGACGCAGTTTAAAGAGTCCTAAGGAAAGTGTATCGCTAAACTGAGGGCCAGAAATATCAAAGGTACTAGCATTTTCCATTACCTCACTAATACTTGCACCGTCACCAAAGTTCGTAGCTGTCAGCGGAAAATTTAATCTTGTTGTCGGAACAGAGACATAATTGCTAATATTATCAAGCGATGCACCAATAGCGTGAACACCATTAATACCGTCAAAAGGTGTAGCTGGATTTACATTTGCATTGTCCGTTAATGCAACATAGTAGCCTTCAAATTTATTATTATTAGTAACCTGCGCTTTATTCAGGATAATGACACCGGCCTTACCGATAGTATTGTAATTTATGCCGGTAAATCCTAGGCCGGAATTGCCCGCGCCGATTTCACTTACCCAGTCAATATTATTATTGAGCAGTGTTTGATACTGCTCTAAAGATAGCTCTACATGTGTTGGATTTTGTAAGAGATATGCATTTGCTGAAGATAAGCTTGTACCACTAGTTGTGGTGAGATTAGTTTTATTAGCCGATAGGGGAATTGCAGGGTAAACAAGGGCACTATAGCGCCATGTGCTAAACCCCTCGCCTTTTGCTTCACCATAGGGTAACCTAGAAACCTTAAGCTGAATAGGTGCTTGCAAGGCAGCTTTAACTGTATGATAAAAATATCTTTCTGCAGCATTTTTAGGTGTGCCATATACCTGCTCAAATTCACTAATACTGGTTGGTTGTAAAACTTCGTCAACTGGGCCTTGGTCAGCAAACCCGGTAATAAACACACTAGTACCCTGATTAATAACAGGTCTTAGCGTGAGATCTATCTCGCGAATTTCAACACCAGGACTTTGAATAGTTCTTGCCATATTATTTTGCTACTCCAGTAGAAAGACGGTTACTCATACGTTAATATTTATACTATTTATGTTTAACTTTTTCAAAAAAAAAATTATTTTATGCAAAATACTATTAATTTACTGGCAATAGGGTAATTTTAAGCTGATGGTATGCAAAGTTAAAGCTACATTCCATCTCGCCAGTATCTCTATCACTATAATCTATTCCCTGTAGAGAAACGGGGAAAGCCCGGATATAGTCAAATTTTATGGTTCTGTTATTATATTCATCTAAGCCGTAAATTGTAATGTTTGTCATGTATTCGGTTGTTCTTGATTCTATCTCTTTATCTGTTGGGCTAAAGATACTCAATGTCGGGTCGTTGAAAACTTCCAACCATTTGTATATAACCCAATAATTGTTAAAATAGTTATCTACTGTAAAATCTATTTTTAATTCCGGAAAGGTCGGTCTGCTGTACGAGGTAACCTTTAATGCCTGGCCACCATAGCGTGTTGCAATAGGAGGTATTTCAATAGGCGGTGCAACAGCTCCAAAAATACTAAATTGTAGTGCATCAAAATTAACAGAAGAGTTTCTTCTTGCAATGTCCTTAACTTCATCTCTTAAGATTTTCGGTATTGTCAAAACGCAAATAAATTTATCTTTTCTCTGTTTATTAAGAGGGCTTTGAAAAATAGGAAGCTGATTGGGCGCTGTTGACATATTATTATTTATCGAAGAAAGAGCTATCTGGTAGCTTCCACCCCTGTCTTTCTAGTTCATCTAAATCTGCATCACTGTGTTTTCTCGTCTCTGCATCAAAAAGCGTTGGAAGTGCTGATTCCTGTCCAACATTTTTTTCGTTCATGTATGTATTAAGCGGACTTACCACACCGCGAATTCCATAATCGAGCAGCTTTATTACTTGTGGTCTATCGCAATCATCTAATTTTGTAACATCGAAATATCTAACACAAATTTCATTTTCTAAAATAATTAAAGCCCATACCAAGGCCATGACTCTATCATCCCAACTATCTGACCCGGGACGTGCCCCCCAAGTGTTATTAGGGTAGCGTATAAAGGTTTTAAATTCTTTTAAAGTGTTTACGTCTCTAAACTTAACGGCTTTTAATTCATTTACCCAGTATCGCATATTTGTTATACCGCGGTACTTTGTGTTAGTGTGTGAGAGAATTCCAACCCGTTTGAATTCAATTTTATCGCCTGCCTTGGCACCCCATGAAACAATGTTCTCATAACCGTGAGTAAACTTTAGCTGTTCAACAACTTGTGCGCCGCAGCTATTTCGCTCTATGCATACAGGGGGTCTACCCCACTGATTTAATATTTCTAAAAGTTTAGATGTAAACTGAAATGGAGGGGTGTTACGTGTATGGTAAACCGCAACTTGCTCAATATTAGATAAATCGGTTATATCTAAAATTTGAGCTACGCTCGCGCACTCATTAACACCCTCACTTACATCCACACCAACAACATATATTCTATCTTCGCGTGGCTCCTCCCAGAGTACATATTTTCCTTCATCGAAAATAAATTCAGGTTCTCTACAATCTCGCACACACGCGTTGTACAAAGCTTCATTAATGCTACTTTCACCGCCGTGTAAAAATTCATTACCAAATTCTTGCGAAAATGTTTCAATACTTCCTAGCGTTTTAACAGTGTCCTGTTTCCACTTTTCATCCCTACCTGGTATCTCCCACCAATCGATTCGCTCCGCTTTCCAATTATTGTCTCCTTCTTCAGCACCTTTGTATAATCGATAAAATAGATTATCAGTACCGTTGGGAGTACTTGCAATAAAAATCTTACTTCGTTTAGAGCTACTAATAATTGGATATACAGATTCCCAGAATTTATCAACAATATGATTATCAATAAAAGCTAGCTCATCCAAAATGAGACAATTACAACTATCACCTCGACCTGCGTCGCTACTCGTTGTACTGATGCCTATACTACTACCATTTGTTAGAGTCATACTAGTCTGTCCGTACTCAACAACGCCAGGTTTTAAGAAATTAGGCAACATCTCGTAAGCTAGTCGTATTCTTTTAAAAATGTTTTTTGCAGTCTGCTCTTTATTTGCAACGATCAATATTCTCTGATCTTCATTAAAGCAGGCATTCCACAGACAATATATTGTCATTTGTGTTGTTTTACCGCTTTGTCGTGACGACAATAGTATAACAAACCTATTATCTCTTAGATTTCTTAAAACTCTCTTTTGACATGAATATAGCTTAATTTTTTCTTTACCACGATCTAAATTAATTATAAAGAAGTAGTTCTCCGCAAAATGTAGTAGATTTTTCTTACATTTTTTTATTTCATTTATCATCTCTGGTGTGTACTCAAACTTCGTATTTGTCGTTGGAAGTCGCTCGTTGCCAAGATAATATTTTTCTTTATCCGTCATATTATTATTTATCTAGATATAAATACATATAGATATGACACGAGTTACAAGCATAAAAGATATTGGTTTAGTTTATGAGGCTATGAGAAAAAATCCCTCTGAAAAACCTGAGATTGTAGAAGAAAAGACGGCTAAGAAGCTCAATACATTTGCACGTGTAACCGATAAGAAGATTGACGCAAAAAAAATTATGTCCAAGGGAACAGAGAAAAATGCTTTTGCCTTTAAGAATACCGGTCCAGAAGCCGCGGAGGGGTTTAGTAAGGATATAGTCGATCCAAAAACTGCTAAGAAAGATAATCATTTTGAACCACAAAAATTTTCTACAGCTCTTGAAAAAAAGGAGTCTGAGAATATAAATAATAATATGAGCAAATCGATATTTGATAAACTTTATGAAGATGTAATGAAGGATGACGCCCTCGATCTCGGCATTCAAGCCGGGCCAGAAGGTGCAGCCGGTGACAAGGTTGAAGACCTTGGTGGTGAAAAAGATGAAGTCACCGTAACACTTCCTCGCGATGTTGCTCAGAAGTTGCACGATTTGTTAGGTGATATTCTCGGTGGTAAGAAGGATGAAACAGAAGATCTCGGTGATGAAGCCGCTGGTGACGAAGCCGAGGCTGCAGGCGGTGAAGTATCTGATGAAGATGAGCAACACAAAGCCAAGAAAGACGACGAAGAGAAGGATGAAGACGAAAATTCTGTAGCCGGTGAAGCTACAGAATTAGAAGAACTTCCTGATAGTAAGGGCCAATCCTTACAAGGTAAAAACAACAAGGTCCCGGGTAAGCTAGGACATGCAAAGTCTCACAAAGCTTCCGGGGATACAAAGGGTGTTAC